ATCCCATTTTATTGTACTCCCATGATGTGCAGAATCGTATCGAGTTTGGCGTTTGTAGCCGTAAGCAGAACGATTAGTGCATTGAGTGCTGCAAGGAGGTCGTCGTCTGTTGCTGTCATTTTCTAGGACTCCTTACTCCTCAAGCCGTAGACATATCCGCTTGCATTCTGTATAGGGCTTTTTTACAATTTCTAATCGCTAACGAAGTCGTATAACTCATCTTATACTCGCTCATATCAGTTACGAGCTCGTTAAGGTCAGCGATAATTTCCGTTATATCGGCTGTTACAGTCATTCTTATATTCCCTCTACTAAATTACCACGTTTTATCTAACATCTGGTCGCGTGTGAACCTGCGCTTGTGCTCATCGGCCTCGTCTTCCGCAGGCTGTATGCCGCCGACCCATATTTTCAAATTGCGGGCCGCTTTGCGCCTGAGTTCCTTCCCCAATCCGACAAAGTGATCGTAACGCTGTTGATATGCGCCTTCCCAGTCGCCAAGCTTCTCTTGAGTGCTGGGGGCAAACTTTGCTACGAGCGTTTCTGCTGCCATTGCGGCAGCGATGTAATAATTATTTTGCTGTGAAATAAAAAAGTCCAGCTCCTCATCTGTTAGGAGCTGGTGGTTTGTGTCGGTGTCGCCTATGAGTAGACGCACTAGGTCAATGTTGTACGAACCGTCAGCGTTTGCTGTCGGATCGTTCCCGTAAGTCCACGTCATAGGCTACGTCCCGCGCTTAGCTAATCTTAGCTAATGACCCCGTCCATGAAGATGCCCAGATCCTGAGCAATTAACTTCATGTCCATAGCCATCTCTGCCTCTATACGCAGCGCACGCCTCCATTCAATACGGAAGTCTCGAACGGCGAACCATCCGGCGCCTCCTGCTTGCTGGTAGCCGCCGCCTCCCATGAGGTAGCCAGTCCACCCGAAGGTGTAGCCGGCGCTCGGAGTGAGCAGCGATGGTGTTGGGTTGGCGTAGCAAAGCAGCGCGTGCTTCCCGTAAAGGAAGTCGTAGCTTGCAGTTGCTGTGCCTTCGGGCGATGCGTTAAGCACGGCCATCGGCACTATTACGCGGTCAATACCGAGTACCTGAGCAAGCGCCTGTTCGGTTATTACAGCAGGGCTTCCAGGGGTGCCTCCGTATTTCACACGCTCTAGTATGTCAGGGTGCTGACACAGCGTTTCAAACACATACGGGCCCATTACAAGCGTGTTCGGCACAAAGCCGGTAGCGCTCGCCATCGCCATCTTGTAGTGGCGAATATCCTTAACGGGTGTGCTGTATGTGTAGTCGTCCCAGTAGTTTACTGCGGTTTCCGGCGTGCCGTAGCCAGCAGTTAAGCTAGCGTGAGCGCATCCGTCTACCTCAGTCGTCCAGGCCGTGTCTACAAAGTACGTGTCAACGAACTTCTTCTCACGCGCAAGCAAAAGCTTCTGCGTAAGGAAGATCGTAGAGTCACGCTGCATGTTGAGCGGACTGTCGGCGTTGAGCACTACCCTGTCGCCAAGGTCGTGGTGTAGCGCGTAGATGTCGCAGCTATATGAGTTGCTGCTGTCGATGCCGTATCCAGTTCCTTCTGACTCAGCTCCGTCCGCACGAATCTTCGCCTCATTGGTGAAGAAATAATCCTTCGTGTAATAGAAGTATTTGTCAGACATTTTCTGGACAGGGATCAACGGAAAGATCTCTGCGGCCCTAAATGCTTGCTGCGATTGTATGTACGCGATGCTTATGTTCGTCAGAGGGACGTTCACGTGCACATCGGTTACAGTTGGTTGTGGCATTTCTTTTTACCTCTTAATTTGTGACCACGTGCAGCTCGATGGTGCCTGTATCAGACGATCCAAAGCTCGTAGAACCTTTCGTCACCTGGATCGAGATCTTGTCAGTCGCTACAAACGTGTTAACCGCTGCCGTTCCCGTCGATGTCATGACCGTGCCTATTGCCTCTACTTTAGCCTTAGTCAACTGCGTCACAGGAATCGTAAGACCTGTAAGCTCTGTGTGACCGGCTGCACCGAGGAACACCTTCAATAATGCTGTCGCTGACGTTGTTGCTCCACAAGTCGAGTTAGCGACTGCGAACATATCAACAACAGCGCCCACAAATCCGAGCGGCATTGCTTCATATACGTATGTGCTGCTCGTTGTGTAGAGCGACTTAATCGGGATTTGGAACACTAAGTGTCCTGCTCTAGCTGAAACGCCCTGTGCCGTCCGTGCGGTAAGTGCGACCTCAATGATGTCGAGAGTTACCGGAACTGCCTCAAGAGCGACCGCTACAATAACATCGGTGCCGATTACGCCCAGTTCGAGCGCTCCCGCGACTGATGTTGATACTCTAAGCGGGGAACCCTTAGCTACTGCGCCCGCGTCAAGTCCTACGACAGCCTTTGAGTGTCCGAGTTCACGGATTGCGGCGATCTTATATTGTACGGGGTTGTCCTGTATAATACCCATCATCGGGTACGATGCAGTTGCCAGTTGTGCGTAACCGCTGCTGTCAATGTAGACTGCATAGAATTGCTTTGCTGCAAAGCTAACGCCTGCTGGGTACGAAAAATCGCCAATAGGTATATCGCCTGCGCTCATAATTTACTCCTGTCACGCATCATGTCTTCGTAAATCTCTGGATGCGCTAGTGTTACTTCTGCCATCGCATGTTCAAAGGTTTCTTTACCATCGGACTTTGCTACGCGCTCTTTTGCGAGAGCTGCAAGCTTGCCTTCAGGCGTTCCCTCGATAGCGACCGTCGAACCGACCTCTACAAACAGGTTAGACTCCTTAAGGCCCGCGTCTGCGGCCTTCATGATACCTTCGACAGCTTCAAAAGTTTCTGGCGAGAGTCTCTCATCCATCTCCTTAAGCAGCATAGCGAATTTATCAGTCTTGGGCAGGTGCGTATATTCGTCCGCCTTTGCGATGAACTCTTTGACGCGCTTCTCTTCCTCCATCTTCTCTATCTTTGATTCAAGCTCGTTATTTTGCTTGAACAGATAGCGAACCGGCCCTTGGACATCCTCAGGCAGGAGGTCGATGTCCGCCTCTTTTGTTATTTTTTCGAGAGCTTTCTGCACCACAGCAGAAACCTCGTCGGCTTTCTTAGCCATTTGGGCTTTTTTAGCCATTTTTTTACTTCCTTTCTTCTGTGGAACTTCTTCCTCTTCCTCTTCTTCCTCTTCTTCAGGGCTTTCGGTAGCCTCCTCTTCAGGAGATTCCTCTTCGGGCTTCTTAGGTGGGAACGCTTTCTTCGTTTTTGCGTCCGCCTTCTCTACAGTCTCTACAGAGAAACCCGATGCCTTAGCAAGAGTGTCGAAGATGTCAGATGGAAGTTGCTCTGCGTACGCCGTAGCCAACTTCATGAGTGCTACTGATACTTCGGTAGCATCCGTGGAGAGCTCAGGCGTCTTTTTTTTCAGTGTTTCGCGCAGTGCATCCTCTGTGCCTAAGTCGGCCTTGAGGATCTCTGCATAAGGTACATCTTCCATGATTACCTCTTCCATGTCAATAGGTGCGCCGTCTTCTTTCAGAATTTTAAACCGCTTCCTGTTCGCGCCCTGTTTGACGAAACTAATCTCGTCAACTTCGAGTTCTGTCAGTTCAGTCGGTTCCTTAGCTCTAGGGTTGGTGTTAGCCATGTGTAACAGCCCCCCAAAAAACGAGCAGCAGAGCTAGGGCTATTGCGCCATTTGTTTCAACTTTGTCGTTCAATGCGCCTTTGTTACTCTTTTCTGCTGTAACTCACCATCACTCATCGAGACACCTTCTGTCACTCGTGACGGCTACATTGGGGCTGCTGGTATGCGCACCCCTTTGCCACCTAGCGAGAAAGCATTGAGTTCTCCACTCTCTATTTTCTTCCAGATGGCATCGTCATTCACTTTGACGCCTACGACCCAGGAGCCTTTTCTAATCTTCTCGCCATCTACGTCCATATCAACGGGCGCGATGAAACTCTCCACTGGTACTGCCTTTGCAGGCCCTCGGTGCTGGCTTCCAACCGTGCGGCTCTTCTCCATATATGCCCACGCTGCCTTGCGCAGTTCTTCCGGTGTTACCCAGTCGTTCTGCGTATCCAGCTTGCAGACATTGGAGCCTTTGCTGCACGGTTCATAAACAACGCCATACACAACGTGCGGACTATCCGCTTTCAACAGGCGTACCGTGTAGTGCCAGGTCGTTTCTTTAGTGTTCATATTAAAATTTCCTCGCTGAGTATTTAAGCGTTTCTTATTTTCTAGGTCTCTAGGTCTCTAGGTCTCTAGGTCTCTAGGTCTCTAGGTCTCTAGGTTTCTTACTCTTCTAGCTCTTCTAGCTATTTCCTCGCCATTAAACGCTTTCTAAGTTCCCCGTACTCTAAATAATTTAACTTAGCTTGGATCATCTTATTGAGCTGTTCTCTTTTTCGTATGAGCTCTTCATCAGTGCGAGGCATGCCTAAAGCGTTGGGGTGCGGTAAAGTAATATCCACATCTCCTAACGTCTTTTTCACCGTATGCCCCAGAGCAACCGTTATAGGTTCACTCGGCGCTTCGCGCCTCGCTTGCTGCTCATCTCTCCATGATGTTTCTTTAGCAATCTCAGCTGTGGTTGGCTCTCTCACTTTGCCTGCCTCATCCTTTAGCAGGCGAGGGATTAGGTAAGTAATAGATATATCGTCTCTCGTAATTCCCAAAGGCTTCAGGTACTGCTCATCGAAAATGCGACCTGCTGGGCCAACGAGTGCTTCCTTGCGTAGAGATTCAATTACACCAGGCGAAGCAGCCACGAATGTAATGAGGGGCTGCGAGCCTACAAAAGGTTCCATCGGCTCTGCTTTCTCAACTTCGGCAGTTTTGCGGCCTCCCCATCCCCCTCTTTGGCTTTGGCTCTGCCTTTCAGATGCGTTTGCGTTGGCCTTTGCCTCGGCATCGTGAACCTCAATTTCTTTTTCACTCATACCCATACCACGCATCGCTTCGTGACGAGCTTCTGTATCCTTACTGCTTTCGCCTCCGCCTTGCGGGCCGCTGCCTGGACCGCCCTTTTCTGCGGTAGCCTCTTTTTTAGACGACTCGCTCTCACGCTCGCGTATATCATCAACGGCGTTAAACGAGCACTTGCCTACCTGCTCATATTCCTTGAGTTCTTCCGGAGTAGCTTCTTTAGCGGTTTTAACGGCGCCCCACTTGAGCGGCGCACCTGCACTACTCTCTCCGCCTTTAGCCTCTGCTTTACTCTTGAGTTCTTGTCCTATCTGGCCAGCAAACCAATTCATATCGGCCTGACTGAATCCTGCAAGGAGGTGGCCCTGCGCAGCTTGCATGTGTATGCGTCGCAGGTATGCCGTGAGGTCAGCAGTTGACTTAGACTTAACCTCGGCTGAGAGTTTTGATTTATCCTCAGCAGTTATCGACTTCTCTATTTCTATCATCTCTTCCTTGTCTGCCTTGTGTGTTTGCTCACGCGCTGTTTGGAGCTGTGCTTCTACTTCAGGTGGCTGCGTTACTGCTTCTGCATTTGCTGTATTTGTAGCCTCGGTTGAAGCAGCGGCGCTAGCAGCCGACCTTGCTTTACCAGAAACTCGTCCGCCGGCCTTTGACCTTGCCTTACGGTGTAGGTGATCCCACACAGTGGGGGGCATATACTTCTTCGACTCAGCGATAAGTTCCTGTATATACTCTTGCGAGTACTCTCTAGCCGCGCCTTCTTTTTCTATTTGTTTAGTTTCAAGTTCATCTTGTTCAGAAATTTGTTCAACAACTTCGTCGCTCATTTTTTTACCTATACTCTACAGGTATCTTGCTAGTTCCTGCACTTTCGAGAGTCCATTCATACCTATAATAAGGTGTAATAGGTTGCGGGCAAGGGTCTACAACGGGCCACGGAATAACTGTAGTCCTACCCTTACACTTTCGTTTCAACTCTAGCAGCTCGATCTGCTTTTCTATGCACTTGATTTTTAGCTTTAATAATTCAATTTCATCTGTCATTTTTACTCACCTGTTGCGGCCACAAATGATGTAGCACCGTGCGCCTTTGCGTGCGCTTGTGCTTCGGCAGCCGTCCATTCGTCTTTAGGATAGCGCAGCGTTTGCTCGGTCATCTTATCGCTACCTTTGAGCTTACCCATAATTACGCTGTATTGTTTGCCCTCATGATCTCGCGTCATTCTCCTAAACGAGTTAGATTCAAACTCAGAGGGGTCGCGTATGCGTGCGGCGTGCTCATTAGGGAAGGGCTTTTGCACTACCTCTTTAACCTGCTTCTCTATGTAGTTTGAAATATCATCGGCAGACTTAACCTGCGTGCCGTATGATGTAGTTGCAGGCGTCTCTACGTTCAAACGCGAAGAGCGCTCCCTACCTCCGGCAGCAGTTGCCCCTGGTAACATTGTGTCAACCTTTGGCCGCTGTATCTCTTCCTCAGGTTCTGGCTCTGTGGGAAGGTGTAAGATGTTCCAAATCTTGTTTCTAAAGTCTACACTGTCGGGAATTGGGACACCCCCTCGTGCAAGCTGGGCTATTGCGTTAGCAATGTCCATCGCAGCACTAGAGGCTATGTCGCCATGTGTTAGTTTAGGCAGCGTTTCTGGGTTTATATCAGCGTTAAGCCTCGCTAAACGGGGGATAGCGTAAGAGTTTATAGTATCAGCAACGCTGTCGAGTATAGCCGTAACGCTCAGGCTAAAGATATTATTACGCGTTTCTGCCAGAGCATACGAGCCTGTCTGATCTTGGCCCAGCATAAGGAAGTCGGCCAGCACGGTCATAGCGATCATCTTATTGTAGCGGCTTATAATCTGGTCGGTCATAAACTGTCGCTGACTCGACGGGCCCAGCAACGTTATATCATACATCTTGCCCCCGCCGTCTTCCTGTGCGTAGGTTGTGCTGGGCATCAGTATACCCTCGTCCTGGTTCCTGTGTATATTAGTAATAACCTGCTTGTAGTAGTCACGTGCGGCAACTGCGTTTCCATCGCTTCCGAGCAGTACGTTCTCAGGCACCCACATTATAGGGATGCCTGCCAAGTCGCGCTCTACACCTATCGCCTCTATATCCTCAATATTCTTCTTTAAGTACCAGCTGCGGTAAGCGCCCCGTAGCATCGAGATGCCTTCAGGGTTGCCCTTCCTCGGCTTAAGCCTAAAGAGCAGCGACTTCTCAATGGGGATTTCAGTTATGCGGTAGTAAGGTGGTGCGAGTTGAACCATTGCTACAACGCCGCCGTAGGGATCAAAGTCCCAGCGTAGCAGCGACTCCTGTGTGCGTATGCCCCACTTGCGCCAGCCTATACGGCCATCGTCATAATTTGAGTCCAACGTAGGATCGTCGGGATGCGGGCCCTCACGCTTTTTATAAACGAGCTCGAACCAACTCCAGCCGAATATAAACATACTGAGGATTTCGCTGAGTGTGTCTTCCCAGTTAACCGACATATCGTTAAATAAGCACGTGCGGTAAAACTCAGCTGACTTCTCATCCTCAGGGCTGTCCCCCCCAGGCTCGAAGTCCCAGTCTACACTACGGCAAACCATCTCAAGCGCATAGAAGATAGAAGAGATAATGGCGTCGTTCTGCCACATCTCCTTATAGATTTTAACGCCCTTCTGTTGCTGTAACTCCGGTAACCACTCTTCCCAGATATACGGGCCTAACCTAAACAGGCCGGTAGTGCCGTACTCCTGGAAGTAGTTGAGATCCGGCTGCTTTACGCGGGGCGTCATTCCTTCTAACGTAGGGAAGTCGGCGGGGCTTAAGCCTGGGACGTTTCTGTCAGTAGGAGCTAAGGGTTGCTTAGCTATTTTAGCTTTATTATCTGCCTCTGCTTTAGTTATCTTTTTTTTCGGCATTTTTTTACCTAGTTAATCTAAATTAAGCGTGCGCCGGTTATAACGGCTCTTCTTCTCAGCATACTGCATCGTCTTACGGGCCTGCACGCCCTGCTGCCTGCACGCATAGCACCAGTCAGTGATCGTGCACCAACTCCG